GATAAGTTAGAATGATAAATAACGATATGTGGATACTATCAATACTACCCGACGCCGCAATACATATAATCTTTGGATTAGGTATTTTGGGCACAATAGCAGGATTCGTCCTAGGATTCATTCCTTTTGTCAAAACATATCAATTTGCTATACAAATATGTAGCATTATTGTACTTGTCTTTGGCGTTTATCTTGAGGGCGGCTTAGCCGATTACAAAGAGTGGGAACTCAGAGTCAAAGAGATGGAAGCTAAAGTTGCACAAGCTGAAGCACAATCTGCAAATAAAAATACAGAAATACAGGAAAAAGTTGTAGAAAAGACTAAGGTTATCCGTGAAAAGGGTCGTGACATTATCAAGTATGTTGATAGATGGAATACAAAAGAAGTAATTAAAGAAGTAGAAGGCCCCGAAAGAATTAGGAGAGAAGAAGTAATCAAGTATATTGAAAACTGCCCTGTACCTAAAGAAATGATAAACATACATAATCAAGCTACTGAATTGAACAAGGCGGCTACAAAATGAAATATCTTTTAATCATTTTATTATTAGCCGGATGCTCTACAACAGTACCAGTTAAACAAAAATTCCCTAATGCTACACCTGAACTAATGAAAAAATGTGAAAATCTTAAGAAAATAGAAGGTGACAAAGTAGCTATTACTGAAATGCTTAAGGTAATCGTACATAACTATTCATTATACCATGAATGTTCAACTAAGGTTGATGGATGGCAAGATTGGTATGCAGAACAGAAAAAGATATATGACAGTGCAAAATAATAGCATATTATTAGTTTTATGTATTGTATTATCAGGGTGTGCTACTAATAAAGACTTTGAGTTATACCTAGAAGCACAGAAAGCTATAAGTAGAGATGCTACAATGAGTGAAGCCGCACGTATTTCTGTATTAATTGATATGACAAAAAGTGCTGATAATCAAGTTAAAATGGAAGCAATACGTGCATTACAAGAGATCCAACGCAGTAAAACCGCTATAATTATTGAACCACCAAAGAAGAATTGGTTCGGCTTTTGATAAATACTATATAGGTCTAGGATTTTACATGGCACAAGAATTTATCAATATGAACAGCTCGGCAAACAATGCCAATGTAGATTCATTAAGTACGGCTTTTGCAAATATTAGTAATAATTTGTTTTCTTTACCAACCGGTAATTCAACTGTTCCTGAAATAGTAGAAGTAATCAATCCTACTAATCAATCCACTACTAGCAATACTAACAATCTTAATATAGGTAATCTTTATATTACCAATAGATTTGATAGTAGAGCAAACAATCCAGTACTAATTAGACAAAAACAAAGAGTATCAAAACCAACTATATCACCCACTCTTACTGCTATAGAAGCTACTAATATGGTGACATTTGGTCCATACGGTAATCAAGAATATATTAACATAGGTGAGAGTCCCAATGATGGTAATGGTGATCCATTAAGAACCGCATTCTATAAGATTAATAATAACTTTAGTAATTTATTTCTTACAGGAACAATTACTTCAACCGCATATACGCTTGGTCCTTCCGCTAATCAAGTTATACTTGAAATCCCAGTATCACGTTTTTATCAAGGTGAGTTTCAAATTCGTTCAAGTGATAGTGGAACACCCGATATGCAGGATATTACACTTAGTGCTTCTATTACTAATAATCTTGCTGGTGTAAAATTTAGTGGACATTCTACTCTATTTGAAGGCAATGCCATTTGTAGATATGATATGGATGTAGTTGACAGCAATGTTAGAATTTTAATAAATCCATTAGCAGATATAGGGATAGAACATTTTATATCTGCATTTGTAACGTACCCTATACCAGTAGACCAACAAGGTATTGAAATTGCATTAGATGGATATGCAAATAATTATCTAATGGCCACAGAATCTGACTTAATATTAACCACAGAATCATAATGAGAGCTAAAGAATTTATTACTGAAACAGCATTTAGTAAAGTACATGATGGCTTAGATTTAGCATCTATGGCTCTCCCTAACACCTATATTATTCCAGAGTTACAGAACAATGATTTCTATGATTTATATCGTTTTGGTGTAGCAATTGCCGCAGTAAGGGGTGAAAGCGGTACTGACAATGTTCAAAATGGTTATAAGCCTGATTTTAGAGCAGAAAGTAGTTGGGGAGAACATCAGGTTGTATCATCTGAGTTTGATGAAGAACTTGGTAAAACTATTGACCAAGCATTAAAGAAAGTTGGAAAATCCGGTAAGAAAATGGTAAGTACTCCTAAAAGTGATGAGATGGACGATACCTTAACCCAGTCTCCGATTAAAGGATTCAAAGGATATAAAAGATGAGAGCAAATGAATTTGTATCCGAATCTAAAATCGGTAAAATAGGAAATAGAAAACAAATGGCTACAAAAGGTTTACATAAGTTCCGTGATGAAAATGCAGCCGATCGTATATATGAATTGAATAGAATAATGATGGCTGCAGCCTCAACAGATGGTACTTTTATACCAGACATAGATAGTGAAAGTTGGGCTGGAAGATATGATGTTGCCGCACCCTATACACAACAAGAAAGTGATATGTTAATGATGGCATACAAGGCTGCAGGATCAGATTACCACGATTTAAATAAAGGTGATTTGGACAGTAAAGAAGTAGCTGGCACCAATACGCAAAGTACTGTCAAGCCTTTTAAAGGCTACAAAAGAAAATAATTTAAGTCACCTCAATCAGAATAAGTAATTATATCAAATTACAGGATTATAAATGATTGATATCAATAACACGCTTGATTTAATTAAACTTAAGTTTTACAACGAATGGCTTTATACAGCACATATATATGAAGAAGGTGATAGCCAATTTCACAAACAGCTTACAACTAACGTTGTAGTTCAATATATTGATCCGATAGAGCTACCCAAAAATGCTAAAATCTTAGATTTGGGATGTGGCCCGGGTTACTTCTTAGATGAAATGAAAGATCGAGGATACACTGATGTTACTGGTGTAACATTAAGTCCGGGAGATATTAAAATCTGTCAGGCTAAGGGTCATACTATCAAAACATATGATTTAAGTTTTCTACCACAAAAAGATGGGTATTTTGATGAAAGTGTAGATTTTATATTTTTACGCCATGCATTAGAACATAGTCCATATCCTATCTTTAGTTTAATGGAATATAATCGTATATTGAAGCAAGGTAGTAAACTTTATATTGAAGTACCTGCACCCGATACTGAACGTAAACACGAATGGAATCTAAATCATTATAGCATTTTAGGTGAACAGCAATTAGCCGCATTGTTAGATCGTTGCGGGTTTGTAATTAATAAATTTGATAACTTTGAGTTTGATTTGCAGGCACCTAATGCAGAAGATTCTGAAAATCCTATTAAAATGAAAGAAAAATACTATTGTGTTGTTGCTACTAAGCAACGACCATTAGATATTAAGTAACAACAAGCACTCTTTGAGTGCTTTTTTAATACCATTATTAAATTGCTCATATAAATACTTGTTATGAGCAATTCACCGTCACTAGTAAAGAATCCGTATACTAAAACAGTTTTTAAAACTGACAAAGAACTACAGGATTTTATTAAATGCTGTGATCCAGATACAGGTTATCTATATTTTATGGATAACTTCTTTATGATACAACACCCTACTAAAGGCAGTATGGTGTATCACCCTTGGGCATATCAAAAACGATTAATTGAAACATATCACAACTATCGTTACTCTATTAGTTTAATGCCTCGACAATCAGGTAAATCAACATCAGCCGCAGGATATTTACTCTGGTATGCTATGTTTGTTCCGGACAGTACTATCTTAGTTGCCGCACACAAATATACAGGTGCACAGGAGATTATGCAACGTATACGTTATGCATATGAAAACTGCCCCGACTACATTAAAGCAGGTGTAACAACATACAACAAAGGCTCACTAGACTTTGAGAATGGATCTCGTATTGTATCAGCAACTACAACTGAAAATACAGGTCGTGGTATGTCTATCACATTACTATACTTAGATGAGTTTGCATTCGTTAGACCAAGCATTGCTAAAGAATTCTGGACAGCTATTACCCCAACACTATCAACTGGTGGTAAAGCTATTATAACAAGTACACCAAACAGTGACGAGGATCAGTTTGCTTTCATCTGGAAAGGTGCTAACAAAACTGAAGATGATTTTGGTAACACTACTGAAGTAGGAGTTAACGGATTCAGAGCGTATAGGGCACATTGGAGTGAGCAACCTGGCAGGGATGATAAGTGGGCTGATGAAATGAAAGCACAGCTTGGTGAGGATCGGTTTAACCGAGAGATT